ATTTTTCCGCTTGAACATATATCACCATCAGTCGCAATTGTTATACCAGTGCTTCCATAACCTCCAGCAAAGCTAGCAGTTGTACCACAAATTAAAGCTGAATCAACACACGTACTACCTGCAATAATAGGAGAGCATACCTTTGTAGTACCGCATACTAATGGAGAATCAACACATGTACTACCTGCTACAATGGGTGAACATACTTTAGTAGTACCACATACTAACGGACCATCTACGCAAGTAGTACCATTAACAATTGGAGATACCATCGATGTACTCGCACTTAAAGTACCTACAACAGTTAATTCTTCATTCGGATTTGTAGTACCAATACCAACAAGACCACCTTTAATTCTAAGTCTCTCAGCAAGTGTACCTTCATTAGCTGTTTTTAATGTTAAGTAAGATGTTTCGCATGTATCTCGTACATCTGTAATACGTGTTGTTATTTGACTAAAATCAAAATCTTGACTATTATCATTTCTACCTGTAAAAAGTAAATTACCAATTCTATCATCATTAGCAGGACTAGAACTATTGCGATATAATTTTAAATCTGGAGCAGCATCAGCACCTGTATCAGTAGAAACAATAACAAAATTATTTTCTGTTGCTGTAGTAGTAGAGGTTACTTCTGTGTTTAATGTAGTACATGTACCATTAACTGTTAAGTTACCAGCAATAGTAATATCGTTAGGTAAGCCAATCTGAATCTGATTATTAGTAACAGTAGTTTCAATCTCATTACTAGTACCAGCAAATGTTAAAGTATCTGAAAGCAATGATACAGTATCATTAGAACCACTATCCGCGGCAATAGTAAGATCAGTAGAAATAGTGTTAGTCGACGCTGCGGTAATACGACCATCCTCACCAATAGTAATAGCAGGAATAGCCGTTGAGCTACCATACGAATTAGCGGTAACTCCTGTAGCTTTAAGACCTAAGCCAGTAACAGTTGCGCCCTCGCCTGTACCAATTGTACCTGTAAGAGTTTCAAAAGTAGTATTAACAGCAAAACTCTCGACATAATCTCCAGTAGTAGATGTACCAAGAGCAACACTATTAGCTTGAATAGTAGCAGTAAGAGTTTTAGTACCGTTTAAAGTATCTAGTGCAACTGAGCCGCCTAAATCTCCTCCTAAAGCTATAGTAGCGCCAGTCGTTACACCAGCACCAGCAGCGCCACTTAATGCTGCGGCACTTAAGCTTGTTAGAAAACTCGCATCTCCAGCGGTTAATGAACCGGTACCTGAGGAGCCTCCTATCCTCAGACCATTTTTTACAATAAAGTCCTTGCTAGCCATATTAATTATTTATGGTCTAGTATATAGATAAATCCCCATAATCTTTAATTTCCCATCCGTAGCTGTCTTGCAGTAAAGAAAGGAAGAATTCATCAGTCATAGGCTTATTATAATCTAAATCGTAAACAACCACATGTATTTGAGCGTGATAGTCACATTCTCCTAATCCCATCCCAATAAAATTCTTTACAACTATGGTTCCATCTAGAGAAGCATTACGTGGATATGTAAGTAATATACTATCTCCGTTCTTTAAATAACCTTCAAACACACATATTTCGGTCTTTTTAGTTTTTGTAAGTTGTTCTACAACAACATTAGATGGAAATATCTGTTGAGGTTCTGGAGGGTGTCTATACTTAGCTAGATTTTCATACCAAAACTGTTCTGGGGTTTCAGCACTCATCGTAATTCAATTTCTTTTTGATGTCCAACTACAACCTCAGGATGTACATATACATCAATAAGCTTTTTCTTTAATTTTAAACATAACGTTACATCTTCCATAGAAAAATCTTGACAGTCTTTAATTTGTAAATACGTTGGTTCAAACCAAGGATACTTTAATTGCTCAAATATTCCTTTTTTAAATAAAAGAAAACCAAAACCAACATACTCTACTGTAAATGGTAATAATCTAGATTTTAAATCTTGTTTATTTAAAAACTGAAACGTTCCGTTATCTTGGAAATATTCTTCATCCCATACTTCTACAGCAGCATACTGAGAACCATTAGCCATCAAATACAAACCTGATATTACATCTTTATCTTCTTTATATAGTTTTTCGAAGTCATCGGGGGTGAAGACTATATCATCATCTAACCATAAAATGTAATCATATTCTTGACCATCAAATAATTCTTGAAGAGGACCTTCATCTGGTTTACCCATTAAGCATTTATTACGAACTTCATATATATTACGAGTAAATGTAGAACTAAATAAAACTTTAAACCCCTTACTTGTGAGATGTCTTATTAGATAAGTTAAAGATGTTAAGAACTTTCCTGTAAATGAATTACCAGGACAACATATTACGATAGTTTTATTCATACTACTTTTACGAAATTAAAATCTCCTTCATGTAGATCTATATCTTTATCTATCAAAAGATCTATATCTAGTTTTTTTATTCTATTACAAATATCAATATCAACAAATTGTTGCTCTACATCGTTTTTACTTACATGGGGTCTGAACCATGGATACTTTAATTGCTCGAATACTCCTTTCTTTATAAACACAAAATCAAAATCTAAATACTCTGCTACAATATGATTAACATCTTCAGATTGTTTTTTATATCGACCATCAAACTTACCTGATAAAAACTTATAATCGTTTTCGTTAAACTTATTAAAGGTTCTAATAAAGCTTGTAGGGGTAAAAGAGATCTTGTTACTTAAAAAAACTAACGTGTCGTATTTAATTTTATTTTGAAATGGTACTTGTTTTGGTCCTGCCAGAACATTACCACCTAAACACATTTGCTTTGCGTAAAATGCATTACAACTAGAATGTTGTGAGACAAAATAATTAACCCCAGTCTTATTTAAATATGAAGTTAAATTAACCCACGATTTTAAAAAAGCACCACTATAAGTAGAATCAAATAAATTAAAAACGACAGTCATCCTGTAGGATTATTTACAGGAATAATTTAGGAAACCACTAATTCTTTTTAAATTTGCTATCTTTATCAATAGCAAAATTAGCTCTACTAAACTCCAACCTATCAACGAATTTAACAGCATTACCTGATGCATCTATTGCAACGTAACCTTCAGGTTCTGTAACTACTAAGTCCCCATTATCATCAAACAAATAATGTCTCATCTGAACCCCCTGCATTATATTATTATACTTTTGTATAAAAATATCTTTAGCTTGTTTAATTGCTTTTTGAAATTCAAAAACATTTAAAATGTCTTCTCTTGCTTCATCAATTAAAGACAATAAGGACTCTTTTGTTTTTGTAGCCTTAGCTATACCAGCATCACTCTTAAGTGTGCTTATTTTTTTATCTATTCTACCAGTGAACCATTCAACAAATTTCTGATATGAAACATCACTGTCCCCTAAGAACTCTCCTCCACGGATTTCTGTATTAATATATGTGTTCATATTAGAGAGCATTTGTTCTGTTACTTTGGCAAAGTCTATATTACTAAGAGATTGTTTAGCGCTATTAATTGACCCCATTACTAATTTAGTCTCCTCACCTGTTAAGGTAACATGACCTGCGTCGTTTTCGAAATAGGCATCTTTGACATATACATTAGGTCCAGGATTAATATTTGTAACATCTACTCCGAATTTTTTTGTTGTAAATCTAGGGAAACCTTGCTCGTCTAAATTAACATCATACTCAGTGTGGAAAACAACTCCTATTTTTGCCTTAACAATTTCTTGACCTTCTTTACTTTCAACCGGTACGGCATACACAATAGTATTAGGTTTAAAAATAACATGCTCTACACCATCAATACTATTAAATTCTTTAATCTGTTCGTCAAATAAAAAGTCACCTTGATAAGTAGATGTAAAATTAACATTTTTAAAGTGAGTAAAGGTTTGAACTAACTTATCAACTAACCCAGGTGCTTGAGCATGATTGCGTTTAATATCTTCAATAGAATAATTTAACTTTGGCGTCTTAGCAAAGACAGATTTACTACCGACGAAAAATTTACCGTTAGGGTCAGTACCAATAACTACAGCAGGCGCACCATCATATTTAACAGTGGTGTTAATTGCCTTAGGTGTGTTACTATCTAAAACTTCTGTAAGGGCTTGTATGTATTGTACAGCACGAGTCGCACCATCATTTCCATTAGTTAAAATTAACTCCTCTAAGTGAGTTAAATGTTTGTTAGGACCTGCAGCCTCATTAAATAAAAAATATTCTTTATATGTAATCATACGTCTTTAACTCTATAAACATTAACTTTAATACCCATACTCTCTGTCAACCACACATCACAAAAACCCTCGTGT